AATCTAAGGCTAGAATATTGTTAGCCTGGGTAGATGAAGCCGAGCAAGTGTCAGGTAAGGCTTGGAATCTGCTCTTGCCATCGGTCAGAGAGGTAAATAGTGAAGTGTGGATTACATACAACCCTGAGTCAAAATACAGCGCAACACATGAACGTTTTAGAGATAACCCACCTAAAGATGCCAAGATCGTACAACTAAACTACACAGATAACCCGTGGTTTCCTGACGTGCTGGAACAGACTAGACTAGAAGATAAAGAAAAACGACCTGATCAATATGAGCATATTTGGATGGGAGCTTTTCAAATTTTTCAGGAAGGAAGTTACTATGCTGCTGAAATGCGTAGAGCGAGAGATGAAGATCGTATAGCAACAGTTAGATATGATCGTGGTAAAGGCGTTGTTGTTGCGTTTGATCTAGGAGTTGGAGATAGCACAGCAATGTGGTTTGCACAGTTTATAGGCACAGAAGTACACCTAATAGATTACTATGAAGCATCAGGTGTAGGCTTAGATCATTACGTGAAGGTACTACAAGACAAAGAATACATCTACGATCAATACATATTCCCACACGACATTAGAGTAAGAGAGCTTGGATCAGGTAAGTCTAGGCTTGAAACATTAGAAGGTATGGGTATTCGTGCTGATAAAACAGAGATAGCACCTCAGTTATTAATTGAAGATGGCATACAAAAAGTTAGAGAAATGTTAGACAAGTGCTACTTTGATGAGCAAAAGTGTGAACGTGGCATAGATTGTTTGTTAAACTATAGCAAAAAATGGGATGACTCAGGAGCAACATGGAGGATGCGACCTGATCACAATTGGGCATCACATGGGGCAGACAGCTTTCGTTACCTTGCAGTAGGGTATCAGCCTTACAATGAGGCATGGGATAAACCAATGCGAAGAAAGATCAAAGGAGTAGTATGAAAGGCATATTCGCTAATATATGGGATAACAAAGAAAGTGTAGTTGGTGGAATCTTTGACATCTTTTCTAATAAAAATGAATCTAAATTAGGTGATGATGTAAAGTATGGGTTGTTAGCTAGAAACTTTATTCCTGACATGAAAGAAGGTGCTGATGATCTTAAAACAATAATAGATAATCCACAAATAGCTATAAAAACAGCATTAGAATTAGGTGGAGGTGCTATTGGCAAATTAACGCCTGATTTTATAGATAAAGGTTTATTAAAAATAGCACCAAATAATCTTATTACAAGTGAAAAAACATCGGCAATGGCTTCGGATGCATACAAAGATATACAAACAAATCTTGGTTCTATAGATGCTGTTAAAAAAACTATACAAGACAACCCATTTGATTCTTTGTTAGCTGCATCAGGTATAGGAGCAATTGCAAACCAAATACGTAAAACAAGTACACCTACAATTAAAAAAGCACTTGCACAAGCAGAATCAAATGGCTTAATGGATGAAGTTAGAAAATTTGGATCAACTCCTGTAGGTTTGTCAATGAAAGATGTAAGTGATCCATTAATAGTGCAACATAATTTAAGTGCAGAAGCACTACAAAAACATTTAGGTGCATCAGGCATTCCTATGCCATCAATTGCTATAGCAAAAGCAGATAATCCAGTAAGAGCTTTTGGAGAAATATCATTGCTTGGTTCTTCGGATTTAATAAAACCTAGTGCAACAACCAAAGTATATCCAGTTGATATGTATTCAGGTAGAGCGCCACACGATCAATTGAAATATACAAATTTAGATGAAGCGTTTAAAAATATAGATTCAGATATATTAAGATTTCATGCTAATGTAAAACCAATACCTGATCCTGAAGCTATGAGTCCACAGAACAGTAAATTCAACAAAGGTCAATTGTTGGAAGGTCAAGTACATGGCAAATTAAAACAAAAATCTACAGGTGTTCTTGAAAATCAAATGCGAATGGTAGAACAAGCTATTGAATTAGGATTTGATCCGTATAAATATCCTACTTACAGACAAGCTATGTATGAAATAGACAATGAATTAATTGCACAAGGTAAACCTAGAATGACTCCTTTATCTTCAAATGATATACCAAGAGAAGGTTTATTAGGAGAAACAAAACGTACTATGACTAATCCTTTAGGAGAATTTACTACAATAGGTAACAGACGTCCTGAAGTAGATTATTCGGCTGAAAATGCGTTAAAAGTTATGCGTAGAAGAAAAGGTTACAAGCCTGGTGCAGAAGGTTATGAATCATTAAATCAAACTATTGCTTTAGCTTCAACTCCGTTTAAAAACCTAGATGAAATCAAAAAAAATAGAAGTCTTATAGAAGATTCTAAAGGGATGTCTGAAGGTAATGCAAGAGAAATATTTGAAATGGAATACGAAACTGTGCAAGAAAAATTATCAGCATTAGGAAATGCAGATGGAAAAAGATTGCCTTCTGTTATGGATCAACGTAGAGATGCACTTATTGATGATGTTTTACGTGATGGAAAATTGTCAGTAGAAGATGTTATACAAATGCGATACACTCCTGATCAAGCAAAAAAAGCTAAAGAATTAATATTAAGTTTAAAAATTTCTAACGATCCAAAAATACCTTTTGATCCTATAAAAGCAGAACTTGTAAATCGCCCATTAGCAACTGAATACTTTGAAGCTAAACCTAACAAAATAATAGACATAGCTGAATTTAAAGGAGCTATAATTCCTTCATTTACTAAACCTTCTATTATTAAATTGTTAAAAGATAAAGGAATAAAAAAAATATTAATTTACGGATCAGAAGCAGAACGGTTAGCATTGTTTAAGAAATTTCCTGAATTAAATTTTATTGCATTAGCACTACCCATGAATATGTTTGAACAAGAAGAAGGATCATTAACAGGACTGTTGCAATAATGGAAGGACTATTAGCATGACAACAAGAACACAAAAAGAACAAGAGTTTATGCAAGGGTTGTTAAGTAATTTAAAAAACAAAGTAGGAGCATCATTTACACCAAAAGAAAAAGGTTTGCTATCTGTTAATCAGGATGAACAAGAAGAAACATCTGATACACCGTGGAGAGAAGAAACAGATAATTTAACAAAAACAGCATTTGAATCTCAGTATGGGTTTCCAATTTATGAAAATGAATTTGGCGCTCCTATGTCAGAACAATCAACAACAATACCTTTTGGTGGGCAATTTTTAAATTTTAGAACTATTATTGATGGACAGAAATTAGATGATCGTTCTGTTATGAATATGTTCTTAAATGGACAGTTAGAACCTACAAGCACTCATAAAACACTTGAAGAAGCTGTTGAATCTGCTAAAATCCGAAGTACAGGTATCAAACATATGCTTCCTAAAGGAACATATGCACGTGATGATGAAGGTCAAATGTACACAGGAGAAAATACTCCTACAAAGAACTTTAGTAATCTAGGATTTAATTGATATGGCATTAACAACTTACACAGGCTTAAAAGCAAGTATTGCTGATTTTCTTAACAGAGATGATTTAACCTCAGTTATACCTGACTTTATTACATTAGCTGAATCTCAAATTAATAGAGATGTTAGACACATGAAAATGGAAGCAAGATCAAGTGGTCAACAAGATGCAAACGATGAATACATGCAGATACCACCTGATTGGTTAGAAACTATTAGATTACATTTAACTGGCACAGGAACATCAGTATTAAATTTAGTGTCAAGAGATGCAATGGCTGACAAACGTCAAGCAAACAATGATGCAACTGGAACGCCTGTTGCTTATACACACGCTGATAGTCAGTTTCAATTTTATCCAACACCATCTTCAGAAACAGATTTTGAATTACTTTACTATCAAAAGCTACCCGCTTTGAGTGATACTAATTCAGATAATTGGCTTTTACTAGAAGCACCTGATGTATACCTCTATGGAGCGTTATTACATTCAGCACCGTATCTAGCAGAAGATCAAAGAGTAGCAGTATGGGCGCAACTGTATAGCGCGGCTGTAATGCAATTAAATGAGGCTTCTGAATCTGCTCGTTATAGTGGATCAGGCTTAACAATGAAAGTGAGAGGATTAGTATGAGCTTTACAAACTTTTTAGAAACAGAGATACTAGACCATGTATTTGCTGGTGCAGCTTACACAGCGCCATCAACATTATACTTAGGTTTATTTACAGGCGCTCCGGGTGAAGCTGGTGGTGGTACTGAGTTGTCAGGTAGTGCATATGTTAGAAAACCAATTGCATTTACAACTTCAGGTGACACGACTAGTAACAATGCAGCTGTTGAATTCCCAACTGCAACTGGATCATGGGGAACGGTAACACACGTAGGAGTATTTGATGCATCGTCATCAGGTAATCTTATGGTGTATGCAACCTTATCTGCCAGTAAAGCAGTAGCTTCAGGAGATGTGTTCCGTGTACCATCAGGTGATTTAGATATTACATTGAACTAGGCTAACTTCAAATGAAGTATGGTCAATATAAATTTAACCGTGGTAAGTATTCTACTGCTGATTTAGAAGAAGGCGCATCCACAGTATCGGTTACTTCAGGCATTGCTAATGCAATAGCTGTTCGAGTACGCACATCAGGTGCTTTATCTGCTGGTGTGACTGTTGTTACTACAGTAGCTAATTTAACATCTGTAGGCGCAAGTTCCATAACAGCCACAAGTACATCGAGTTGTGCATCAGAGAAAATATCGCTTGGCTCTGCAACAGCAACGGTTGCTAGTTCTACAACTGCTGTAGGTGAAAGAATACACCTAGCTAATGCTACAGACTCTTATGGTATTTACGGTATCTCTGATATTGATGCTGACTCAGAGTTGATTATGTTGGCTAGTGCTTCTATGACAAGTGCATCTTCTGTAAGTGATCCAAGAGGTGGATTTAAACATACAGCAGACGTAAATGACATCACTTCTAGTTCAGCGATAGTTTCATCAGGTCGTAAGAAATGGGAGCTTATCGGAGAGGGTTCTGAAACATGGACTTTAATAGCAGCATAATATGGCATTAATACCACTTGAAATACCACCAGGCGTTTATAGAAACGGTACAGACTTTGAGTCATCAAACAGATGGAGAGATTCTAATCTTGTAAGATGGCATGATAAGTCTTTACGACCAGTTGGTGGATGGGATACACGTAAGGCTTCTGCTTCAGCTTCTGTGCCAAGAGGATTACATGCTTGGGTTGACAATACTAACGGATCAGCTTTAGCATTAGGCTCACACAACAAACTCTATTACGTCAATGCTTCAAGCACAGTATCAGATATAACACCTTCAGGATTAACTGCTGGTGATGTCAATGCGAGTGTTAATGTTGCTTATGGTGGAGGTTTTTGGAATAACGGTATCTATGGTATTACAAGACCAAACACAGGTATCTATCAAGAAGCCACAACTTGGGCATTAGACAACTTTGGTCAAAACTTATTAGCGTGTTCATCTAAGGATGGCAAGATATATCAATGGGCATTAAACACGTCAGTCTTACCGACAGCTCTAACTAATGCACCTGTTAATAACAACTCTATGCTAGTAACGGAAGAACGCTTTGTATTTGCTTTAGGCGCTGGTGGTAACCCACGTAAGGTGCAATGGTGTGATCGTGAAGCTAATACTACTTGGACTCCAGCAGCAACTAACGAGGCTGGTGACTTTGAATTAGTTACAACTGGTCAGATTATGTGTGGTGTAAGAATGCGTGGTACTACGCTTATATTAACGGATACGGATGCACATTTAGCAACGTATTCAGGTGCGCCATTTGTATATGGATTTGAAAGAGTAGGTACAGCTTGTGGTGTTGCATCAAGAAAGGCAGCAGTAGCAATTGATCAAGGAGCATTTTGGTTAGGCGCTAATGGATTCTTTGCCTTTGATGGTAGTGTGGCAACAGAATTGCAATGTGACGTACACGATCTTGTGTTTGGTAATATCTCTAACAGTCAAATTAGCAAAGCATATGCAGTACATAACTCACAACATAGTGAAATATGGTGGTTTTATACATCAGAAAATTCTACTGAAAACGATAGATATGTTACCTATGACTATAAAGAAGGTCATTGGGCAGTAGGTACTATTGACAGAACAGCAGCTGTTGATCGTGGAGTGTTTGATAATCCAATATGGGCAGATGCTAGTGGAAACTTATATAACCATGAATACGGATTTGCACACGGAACATATAAACCATTTGCTGAGTCAGGTTCAATATCACTTGGTAATGGTGATCAAATTATGAAAGTTACTAAACTTATACCTGATGAACGTACTCAGGGCGATGTTAAGGTATCTTTTAAGACACGTTTTCATCCTAACGATACAGAAACTACACATGGCACATATACACTCTCTAATCCAACTGCTGTAAGATTTTCGGGTAGACAAATTAGGTTGCGTGTAGAGGGTAACAAACTTGCTGATTGGAGATCAGGCATCATGAGAATAGAAGCTGATCCAGGAGGTGGTCGATGAGTTCACAATTACCACCACCACCGTTAGGCGATAAATGGAGTATTTGGGGTGAGCGTATTAATAAGTTTTTAGTGAATACACGTAACAAATTAGAATTTAGAGATGCTGATTCAAAAGCAACACAGGATGGCATACTAATGTGGGATGAAGCACAAAATGCTGTTGTTGTTTCAAAGAACGGTGCTTGGGTAAAACTAAAATATGATCCATGAAGCTAGAAGAAGAATTAATTAGATGTAAAGATTGGATACAGTCTGCTTTAAATAAAGGAGGCAATACTCATGAATTTAAAGACATAGTTGATGGGATAATAAGTGGTAATATGCAACTGTGGTTAGGCGCAAACGGTTGTGCAGTAACTGAAATTGTAGTGTATCCTAATAAGAAAGTGCTTCATGTGTTCCTTGCAGGTGGAGATCAAGGGCAAGGTATAGAGCAAATTACTGACATGCACGATGATGCTATGGAATTTGGTAAACAACAAGGATGTATAGGAATGACTGTAACAGGGCGTAGAGGTTGGAAAAAAGTTTTGCAATCAAGAGGTTGGTCTGAGCAGTTTACAACTTTATTAAAGGAGTTTTGACATGAGTGGTGGTGGTGGAAAAAGTGGTAGTGACGTAGAAGAAACAAGTATACC